ATTAGGTGAAGCTAATGCTGATGGCACTATATTTATTAGTAATGAAATAATACCTGGTAGCGAAAAAGAAAAAGAAATACTTGCGCACGAGATGGTTCACATGACTGATATGAAAGTTGGTAAGTTAGCTTACAATGATAATTATATTAAGTGGAACGGTAACACGTACGAAAGAAAAGATGGTATGATAAATTATGAAGGACAAATGATACCAGAAGGTGATAAATCTTTTCCATGGGAACAAATGCCTTGGGAATAAAAAATAAAAAGATATGTTAGATAAAATATTCGGAGGTGGTGCTGCTGACCTCGTAAAAAGTGTAGGTGGTGTTATAGATAATTTACATACATCTAAAGAAGAAAAATTAGAAGCAGAAAAACAAATTAAAGACATGATCATGGGTTATGAAGCTGAGATGCAAAAGCAAGTAACTAACAGGTGGAACGTTGATATGAACTCTGATTCATGGCTTAGTAAAAACATAAGACCTTTAGTACTTATATTTTTAGTAGTATCAACAGTGTTGATGATATTTATCGATGCTGGTGTTATTGCTTTTGAGGTAAAAGATACTTGGGTAGACTTATTACAACTAGTATTAATAACGGTGATTGGTGCTTACTTCGGTGGTAGATCACTAGAAAAAGTAAAAAAATAAATTATGAAATCAAAATTTTTTAATTCATCAGTATTATCACCGACTGTAGCTGCATCAAAACAAAACTCTGCTTTTGCAGATGGAGATATTGTTTTTGACTGGCAAGGTTTTGAAATACCTAAAGGTACAGCAAAAGTTCTTGGTGCTACAGTTATATTAAGAGCTAAAAATGACGCTGGTCAAACAGTTCAACCTGCTGGTTTAGACTTGTTATTTGCTAAAGGCCCTGTGCCTGATGCAACGCCAACTTCGCTTGGTGTTGTGAATGCAGAAATAACTAACTTTGCTTCAACAGATATAATAGGCGCTATGCCTTTTAACGCTAACGATGTTTTCGGTACTAGAACTTTATACCAGTCGTTAGTATCAAGTTGTGAAACTGTTTTAGAGCCAAACCCAAGCTCAGGTTCAACAATAGGTGTTGATAAATTTTATGTAGCTGGTATTGCTGCTGGAGCTTTAGATTTTAGATCAGGACTCACAGTAAACGAAGCTAACTTTGGAGCAGGTACACAAACCATAATAACCGTTGCTGATGTTGATGCTACATTAGGATTTGTAGCGGGTGATGTTATTCATGCAGCAGATGATGCGGTGCTTGGTACTATTGCAAGCGTTGACAATGCTAATCAAATAACTTTAACAGCAGCAAACACAGCGGCTATAGAAGACGATGATGTTTTATACAATATAAATCCTATAAGAATTATATTACATTTTTCAAAATAAAAACAAACAATTAATTTAAATTAAATAAAATGGCAAAAAAAGAAAAGGTTCTGGACCTTAAACCAGAAAAAATTTCTGACGAACAGTTAAAAAAATTACAAGAAACTATAAATGGTATTAATAGAGGTCAGTTAGAAATAGGTTCAATGGAAATAAGAAAACATGAGATGATGCATAATATAGCTAATTTAAGAGATAAAATAGCTTTGATGCAAAACGAGTTTGAAAAAGAATACGGTACTTATGATATTAATATACAAGATGGTACTATAAATTATCAAGACAATGGCGAAGTTAATAAGAAAGATTAGTATAGGTAAAGACTATAAAAACGACGCTATGCATTATGCTGTTGGTCAAGAAGTTTACGGTGGACATACTATTTCGGATATTATAGAGGAACAAGATAAGTACTCTGTTTATATTAAAAAAAACAAAAACGTATTACCTTGGAAAGACTTCAATAAAAACATGGCTGTATCTGTAGAGTATAATTTAGAATACTAATGAAAAGCGTTCACAACTTTGTTGTAACGCCAAAAGGAAACAGATATAACAATACTAAAAAAGTTGGTGATTCAGAACTTATAATTAACACAGAAATATCTAATCATCAATACATAAACAGAGAGGCAATTGTTGTATCAACTCCAATAGCGGGACATACAGAAATACAAGCTGGAGATACTGTTATATTACATCATAATGTTTTTCGTAGATGGTACAATGTAAAGGGTATAGAAAAAAACAGTAAAAGTTATTTTAGTGAAAATATTTATTTTGTAAATCATGATCAAATATTTTTATATAAAAGAAATAAACAATGGTTAGCACCTCAAGGTTATTGTTTTGTAAAACCTATAAAATCCACAAATAAATTTAATGTTGCGTCAGAAAAACCACTTCAAGGTATTGTTAAATATTCTGATGGCACAGTAGAGGTTAATGACTTAATAGGTTTTAGACCTAACAGTGAATATGAGTTTATAGTCGATGGTGAAAGACTATATAGAGTTTTATCTAATTTTATTACAATTAAATATGAATATCAAGGAAACGAAGAAGAGTATAATCCAAGCTGGGCGTAAAGCTGTTGATGAACTAATCAAAGTAGCAGAAGAAAAAATTATTACTAACACAGAAGATGATGTTAGTGCTGATAGATTAAAAAATGCAGCAGCTACTAAAAAGCTAGCTATATTTGATGCTTTTGAAATATTGAATAGAATACAAGAAGAAGAAAACTTACTTGATGGTAAAACACCTGAAGAAACAAAAAAAACTGTATTTAGAGGGTTTGCAGAAGGAAGATCAAAATGATGTACGAACAGAACTTAGTTAAAATAATACAGCCTATTAAGTTGACAACTATTAAAAGGCTTAACAAATCTAAAAAATGGAAATATGGATACAATAAAGAACATGATGTCGTGGTTATATCAAAAACTGGTAAAATTGGGGATATACTTGAGATGCAAGGTTTGCGCATTGCTTTGCCAATGTTGCCAGTGCGAGTGTATAGCAACGAACAAAACAAGTGGCAAAAAATAGAATACCCAAAAGAGTTAAGTAGATTAAAAAATATATTTGACTGGAGATCATACCCTGAAGACCAAAAAGAAAAATGGTACGATTATATAGACGAAGAGTTTAAACGTAGGGAACAAGGCTTTTGGTTTACAAACAAAGGAAAGCCAACATACATAACAGGTACACACTATATGTATTTACAATGGAGTAAAATTGACGTAGGTGCACCTGACTTTAGAGAAGCTAATAGATTGTTTTATATCTTTTGGGAAGCTTGTAAAGCTGATAAAAGATGTTACGGTATGTGTTACCTAAAGAACAGAAGATCAGGCTTTTCGTTTATGTCATCTGCTGAAACAGTTAATTTAGCTACAATATCAAGTGATAGTAGATATGGTATACTTTCTAAAACCGGTGCTGACGCTAAGAAAATGTTTACAGATAAAGTAGTGCCTATTAGTATTAATTATCCTTTTTTCTTTAAACCAATACAAGACGGTATGGACAGGCCAAAATCAGAGCTTGCGTATAGAGTACCAGCTAGTAAGTTTACTAGGAAAAAAATTACATCTAACGAACAGTTAGAAGATATACAGGGATTAGATACAACTATTGACTGGAAGAATACTGGTGATAATAGTTATGATGGTGAAAAGTTAGCTTTATTGGTTCACGATGAAAGCGGTAAATGGGAAAGACCAGATAATATACTAAATAACTGGCGAGTAACAAAAACTTGTCTTAGACTTGGTAGTAGAATTATAGGTAAATGCATGATGGGTTCTACTTCTAACTCGCTAGACAAGGGTGGTGAAAACTTTAAAAAATTATACAATGCGTCAGATGTCACTAAAAGAAATAGAAATGGTCAAACAAAATCTGGTTTATATTCTTTGTTTATCCCAATGGAATGGAACTACGAAGGATTTATTGATGAGTACGGAGTTCCAGTATTCAATACTCCTGACATCGACGTGCTTGCCCCAGATGGTGAACTAATAGATATAGGTGTAATTGACCATTGGCAAAACGAAGCTGAAGGCTTAAAAGGAGACCAAGATGCTTTAAATGAATTTTACAGACAGTTTCCGCGTACTGAAGAACATGCATTTAGAGATGAAACAAAAAATAGTATATTTAATCTTATAAAAATATACGAGCAAATAGATTACAATGAGGAAATGGGTAGATCTCTTGGTATTACTACTGGCAACTTTCAATGGGTTAATGGTATTAAAGATACAAGTGTAATATTTTATCCAGACCCAAAAGGTAGATTTAAAGTTAGTTGGGTACCACCTCAACATTTGCAAAACAAAATAGTAATTAAAAACGGTATAAAATATCCTGGTAATGAACACATGGGAGCATTTGGTTGTGACTCTTATGATATATCAGGAACCGTAGATGGTGTAGGATCTAAAGGAGCATTACACGGCTTAACCAAGTTTAGTATGGAGGACGCTCCTGCGAATAGCTTTTTTTTAGAATACTTGTCAAGACCACCTACGGCTGAAATATTCTTTGAAGATGTTTTAATGGCATTAGTGTTTTATGGCATGCCAATACTTGCAGAGAACAACAAACCAAGATTATTATACTATTTAAGACGTAGAGGATATAGAGGTTTTAGTATGAATAGACCAGATAAAGTTTGGAACAAGTTATCTACAGCGGAAAAAGAAATAGGTGGCATACCAAACTCTAGTGAAGATATAAAGCAAGCTCACGCGGCTGCTGTTGAAATGTATATACAAGATCACGTAGGTATGAAGCAAGATGGAACTTTTGGTAGTTTATATTTTAATGAATTACTAAATGATTGGGGTAGATTTGATATAAACAAAAGAACAAAGCATGATGCAACTATAAGTAGTGGTTTAGCTATTATGGCTAACAACAGGCATTTATACGCGCCAAATGCTAAAATAGAAAAACCAAAATTAAATATACATATTGCTAAGTATTCCAACAAAGGCAGTATGTCTAAAATAATTAAAGAATAATATGAGGTATAATTTTCCAAGTCAAATTGTTAGTGATGCTGAAAAAATAAGCTATGAGTATGGGCTTAAGGTTGCAGAGGCCATACAGGGTGAGTGGTTTGATAAAGATAATCAAACTAGTAGGTATGACAATAACAGAAATAATTTTCATCAGCTAAGATTATACGCTAGAGGAGAACAGTCAGTACAAAAATATAAAGACGAATTATCTATAAACGGTGATTTATCTTATTTAAATTTAGACTGGAAGCCAGTACCTATTGTATCTAAGTTTGTAGATATAGTTGTAAACGGTATTGCTGAAAGAACGTATGATATAAAAGCTTATTCTCAAGATCCTTTTGGTGTTAGTAAACGTACAGAATACATGAATCAGATAATGTCTGATATGAGAACTAAAAGCTTAAAAGAAATGGTTAAGGCAGAATTTGGTTTAGATTTGTTTGAAACAGATCCATCAATGTTGCCTGATTCACAGGAAGAGCTAGATTTACATATGCAGCTTAATTATAAACAAGCTGTTGAAATAGCAGAAGAACAAGCTTTAAATACATTATTAGAAGGTAATAGATATGAGCTTACAAAAAAGAGATTTTATTATGATCTAGCTGTTTTAGGTATTGGCGCTACTAAAACTAATTTTAACACAGCAGAGGGTGTTACTGTAGATTATGTTGATCCAGCTAATTTAATATACTCGCATACCGAGGATCCTTATTTTGAAGATATATATTATGTTGGTGAAGTTAAAACAATACCTATAAACGAGTTAATAAAAGAGTTTCCACAATTAACACAAGAAGATTTACAAGAAATAGTTGACAAAGGTAGATCTGGTTATAATAAATATGAAAATAATAGGTATAGAGAAAACGATCACGATAAAAATAAAATAGACGTACTTTATTTTAATTATAAAACTTACATGAGCGAGGTTTATAAAATTAAAGAAACAGCTAGCGGCGCTGATAAAGCTATTGAAAAAGATGATAGTTTTGATCCACAAGATAGTGAAAACTTTAGTAAAGAGTCTAGAAAAATGGAAACGCTATATGAAGGAGCTCTAGTACTAGGTACTAAAAAACTTTTAAAATGGCAAATGGCTAAAAATATGATGAGGCCAAAAAGTGATTTTACAAAAGTTAAAATGAATTACGCTATTGTAGCACCACGTATGTACGAAGGCCGTATTGATTCACTTGTTAAGCGTATTACAGGTTTTGCTGATATGATACAACTTACGCATTTAAAAATACAACAAGTTATGGCGCGTATGACACCTGATGGTGTTTATTTAGATGCAGATGGTTTAGCTGAAATAGACTTAGGTAACGGTACAAATTACAACCCACAAGAAGCTTTAAACATGTTTTTCCAAACAGGTAGTATTATTGGAAGAAGTTTTACTTCTGAAGGTGATATGAATCCAGGTAAAATTCCAATACAAGAAATACAATCAGGTAGTGGAGGGGCTAAATTACAGTCACTTATAGGTAATTATAATTATTACTTACAAATGATTAGAGATGTAACAGGTTTAAATGAAGCTAGAGACGCTGCTAATCCAGATCCTAAAGCTTTAGTTGGTGTACAAAAACTAGCAGCAGCAAATAGTAATACAGCAACTAGACATATATTACAAGGAGGTTTATTTTTAACACAACAAGTTTGCGAGTGTTTATCACTTAGAATATCTGATATTATAGAATATGCACCAACTAAAAAAGCGTTTATACAACAAATAGGCGCACATAATGTTGCTACGTTAACTGAGATGTCACAACTTCATTTATATGACTTTGGTATATTTATACAGCTACAACCAGACGAAGAAGAAAAAGCGATGCTTGAAAACAATATACAAGCTGCTTTAGCACAACAAAACATAGAGCTTGAAGACGCTATTGATCTTAGAGAAATTAAAAATATTAAACTTGCTAATCAGTTATTAAAAATTAGAAGAAAAAAGAAAATAGATAGAGATCAAAAAATGCAGCAAGAAAACATGCAGGCACAAGCTAATGCTAATATACAGCAACAGCAAGCTTCAGCACAGTTTGAACAACAAAAACAACAAGCAGCTGCTAATACAGCAATACAAATAGCTACCGCTCAAAATCAACTTGAAATAGAAAAATTATATCAAGAAGCTGAAGTTAAAAAACTATTAATGCAAACAGAGTTTCAGTTTAACATGCAGTTAAAAGGATTAGAGGTACAAGGTAAAAAATCTGTTGAAACAGAAAAAGAAGACAGAAAAGACAAAAGAACAAAAATACAAGCATCGCAACAAAGCGAGCTTATAGACCAAAGAAAAACAGGAAAACCACCTAAAAACTTTGAATCATCAGGTAATGATATAATGGGTGGTATTGACTTATCACAATTTGGTCCTAGA